TTAAAAAACAATTCTCAAGTTCGGCAAAGTACAAACCACAAAGATACCTTGATTTAGGAAAGGACTTTTTGGATGCGGTTGGACTTCCCGGTCCCGCTGTCGGACACTTAAATATGTTTTTGGGTCACTCTGACACAGGTAAAACTACAGGTGCTGTTAAAGCCGCTGTTGCGGCTCAGAAGATGGGTATTCTACCCGTATTTATTATTACAGAACAGAAATGGAGTTTTGAACACGCTCAGTTGATGGGTTTTGAATGTGAAGAGGTTGTGGATGAATCAACAGGTGAGGCGGATTGGGACGGATTTTTTATCTTCAACAACAACTTTAGTTACATTGAACAAATTACTGACTACATCAATAGTTTGTTAGATGCTCAAGAAAAAGGTGAGTTGGATTACAGTTTGTGTTTTATTTGGGATTCAGTTGGTTCTGTACCATGTAAAATGACTTACGAAGGTAAAGGAGGTAAACAACACAACGCAGCTGTCTTGGCTGACAAGATTGGTATGGGTATTAACCAAAGAATTTCAGGTACAAGAAAATCAGATTCTAAACACGAAAACACTTTGATTATTATCAATCAACCATGGGTTGAATTACCTGATAATCCATTTGGTCAACCAAAAATCAAAGCAAAAGGTGGTGAGGCGATTTGGTTAAACTCATCATTGGTATTCTTATTTGGAAACCAAAAAGGTGCGGGAACAAACAAAATTTCCGCCACAAAAGACAAACGAACTGTGAAGTTCGCAATCAGAACAAAAGTTTCTGTATTGAAAAATCACATCAATGGATTGGGATATGAAGATGGTAAAATCATTGTTACCCCACACGGATTCTTGGCAGGAAAAGATTCTACCGAGGAAAAGGCGTCCATTGAAGCATACAAAAAAGAGTATGCTGAGTATTGGAATCAAATCATCGGAGTTGATGGTGATTTTGATTTGAAGGAAGAAAAAGAAGGTGACACGATTTAATTCGGATAAAGTGGAGAAGACATTATTAGTTGACGGAGACAACTTATTTAAAATAGGATTTCATGGAGTACGAGAGTACTATCACAATGGAAACCATATTGGTGGTCTTTTCCACTTTATCAACACCTTAAGAAAACACTTAGACGAGAACAATTTTGATAAAGTTTTGGTCTTTTGGGATGGTCCCGACAATTCTGCGGTTAGAAAAAAAATCTACCCAAACTACAAAGAAAACAGAAGAGCCCCACTAAACGAGTTTCAAAAAGAAAACTTTTATTGGCAAAAAAATAAGGTAAAAAAATACCTTGAAGAAATGTTTGTCAGACAAGTTGAATTTGAACAATGTGAGTCGGATGATTTAATTGCTTATTACTGTTTAATCGCTCCAAATGAGAAGAAGACAATATTCTCCTCAGACAAAGATTATTTACAACTTGTAGACGAAAATACGATGGTCTATGCCCCTATCGCAAAGACATATTATAAGAGCGGAAGTAAGGTTAAAATTTATGAGTATGAAATCCCCGTTACAAATGTTTTAACATATAAAATTTTAACGGGAGATAAATCAGATAATATATCAGGAATTTACGGTTTGGGAGAAAAGAAACTTGTTAAATTCTTCCCTGAGTTACTTGACCAAACCATCTCTGTCACCGATATTTTAACCAAAGCGGAACTTTTAATAAAGGAGGACAAAAATAACAAAACACTTCAAAATTTACTCACAGGACGAACCAAAGAAGGTATCTTTGGAGATGAGTATTTCCAAATCAATAAAACCATTGTTGATTTAAAAAACCCACTACTAACAGACGAAGCAAAAGAATTGGTACAAGCATATTGTACCGAATCTTTGGACCCCGAAGATAGGGGTTACAAGAACCTCATCAGAATGATGACTGATGATGGAATCTTTAAGTACCTACCTAAGAGTGATGACGCTTGGGTATATTTCATCAAACCGTTTTTAAAACTAACAAGAAAAGAAAAAAGAAAACATTCACAAGATAAAGAAAAATAATATGAAAGAACAAGATTCACTGAAAATGGAATTTTTGATTACCTTGAACGACAACATCGTAATCCAAAGATTTTTTAACGTTAAAAACTACGTACCAACGGCTAAAAGCTCGTACACTCTCTATCAGTATTTAAAAGAGTTTGCTGACGTTTTTGCTTACGATTTGAAAATGAAAACAGTTGTCTACATGATGGACAATATGGAAGCAATTATGGAAGACCCTGCGGTACTTTCCACATCAATGACTGAGGGAGCTGAGGTGTTTAACATTTATTTAAAGATTGGGGATATGACAATTTGTCAGAGACAAATGGACGCAAAAGTATACCCACCTAAAATAAGATACACCGTAGACATACGCCCGCAAGTAAAAAGTGTATTAAAGGATTTGACTGACATTTTTTCATCCGAAAATTTAAATTATAACTATGGCGAAATTAGCCTAGTTGGGTAATATTTATCAAATCCAAGAGGAGAATATTTTATGTCAATTCAGAAAAATTTTGAGTATTTAGGTCAGTCATTTCAGTTACAATTATTAAATCAGATTATAGTAGATAAAGATTTCGCTCATTCAATCATTGACGTAATAGAACCCTCTCACTTTGAAAACAAGTATTTCAAAACCATCTTACAAATGGTCAAAGAATACTACAAAAAGTATCAATGTTCTCCATCTTTTGACACCTTGGAACAAATATCCAAGAGTGAATTTCCACAAGAGATGATGTTGAGAATTTTGATGGATACAATCAAACAAATTCAAAACGCACCATTTGAAGGTTCAAACTTTGTTCAAGACAAAGCTTTGAAATTCTGTAAACAACAAGAACTTCAAAAGGTTATGACCAAGGCTCAAAAAATCATCGATGCTGGTGAATTTGAGAGTTACGACAAATTGGAAGAACTTGTTAGAGCGGCTCTACAAGTTGGTGAAAGAGACAACCATACAAACGACGTATTCCATAATTTGGATGACGTATTGAATGACGATTTCAGACACCCAATTCCAATGGGAATCGTAGGTATAGACAAACTCCTCAAAGGTGGTTTGGCTAAGGGTGAAATTGGTGTTATCTTAGCACCAACAGGTGTGGGTAAAACCACCATTTTAACTAAAATAGCCAACACGGCATTTAATTTGGGTTATAACGTTCTTCAAATCTTTTTTGAGGACAACCCAAAGGTTATCCAAAGAAAACATTTTACTTTATGGACTGGTATTGCTCCCGATGATTTGGCGGCAAACAAAGAAGAAGTTATGGAGAAAGTTAGAGAAGTTGAAGGAACAATGGCCAATCGACTTATTCTACAAAAAGAGGCTTCAGATACTTTAACCATGAACCAAATCAAAAATAAAGTAAGAAAGATGATTGCCGATGGTGTAAAGATTGACTTGATTTTGATTGATTATATTGATTGTATCGTACCCGACAAGAACCTAGGGGACGAGTGGAAAAGTGAAGGTTCGGTAATGAGAGGGTTTGAGGCTATGTGTCACGAGTTAAATGTTGCGGGATGGACGGCAACACAAGGGAACAGAAGTTCCATTTCTTCAGAAGTTGTAACCACCGACCAAATGGGAGGTTCAATCAAGAAGGCTCAGGTAGGACACGTAATTATATCAGTGGCAAAAACCCTACAACAGAAAGAAATGAAATTGGCAACAATCGCAATTACAAAATCACGTTTAGGTCCCGATGGTATTATCTTTGAAAACTGTAAGTTTAACAATGAATTAATTGAAATTGACACGGAAAGTTCTGTAACATTCTTAGGTTTCCAAGAAACAAAGGAACAACAAAAGAGTGACAGAATCAAAGAACTTATGGAAAGAAGAAAACAAAGGGAACAACAACAAACACAAGAAAATAACGAAAATTAATTAAAAATAAAAATATGGACGCATCACAGAAAATTCTGTCAGACCTTACCGTATACATGAAGTATGCGAAGTATGTCCCTGAGTTAAACAGAAGAGAAACTTGGGAAGAATTAGTAACAAGAAACATGAACATGCACATTAAAAAATACCCACACATTGCTAGTGAAATTGTGGATGTTTATAAAATGGTGTACGATAAAAAAGTATTACCCTCAATGAGGTCAATGCAGTTTGGTGGTAAACCAATTGAGATTTCTCCAAACAGAATCTACAATTGTGCTTATTTACCGATTGACCACTTGGACGCATTTTCAGAGACAATGTT